CTTAGAGGGTAACAATTTAAACTCAGTAATTAAACAAGCACAAAACTACGCATCAATCTATGGTCATTGTTTTATGATTTTAGATAAGCCTAATGTAACTACAAACACTAGAGCAGAAGAATTAGAACAAGATATTAGACCATACTTATCAATCGTAACTCCTGAGAATGTTTTAGATTGGAACTTTGAAAGACAACTAAATGGTAAATACGAATTAAACTATTTAAAAGTCAGAGAAGAAGTTGATAGACAAGGTGGTACATACATGAGAATTTGGTACAACGATAGAATTGATACTATCTATATGCCACAAAGAGAAGAACCTAGATTGATAGATACTGTTGATAATATGATTGGTAAAATACCAGCAGTTATTTTGTACAATGCTAAATCTCACAAAAGAGGCATTGGCCAATCTGATTTAACTGATATTGCTGACTTACAAAAATCTATCTACAATGAATATTCTGAAATGGAACAATTAATCAGATTAACTAACCACCCATCATTAGTTAAAACTCCAAGTGTAAATGCGAGTGCTGGTGCTGGTGCTGTTATTGAAATGCCTGATGAATTAGAGCCAAACTTAAAACCATATTTACTACAACCATCTGGCCAGAACTTACAAGCTATTATGGACTCAATAAATAACAAAGTTGAATCTATAAATAGAATTGCACACACAGGTGCTGTAAGAACTACTAAAACAAATATTAGTTCAGGTGTAGCATTACAAACTGAATTTGAATTATTAAATGCTAGACTATCTGAGAAAGCTGACAATCTACAAATCGCTGAAGAACAATTATTTAGAATATATGCTCTATTCCAAAATGCTACATTTGATGGAGAAATAAATTATCCTGATAGTTTCAATATTAGAGATTACGCAACTGATCTAATGTTCTATCAACAAGCTAAAGCAATCAATGTACAATCTCCAACATTATCAAAAGAAATTGATAAAGAAATTGCTAGAGCAGTTGTTGATGATGATGAAAAGTTAAATCAAATATTTGATGAGATAGAAATTAAATCAGAAGTTGGAGAATTTACTCAAGACGAAGCAGTACAAGAAGATCAAGAAGTAGAACAAGAGCAAATATAGATGAATGGCAGATATAGTCAAAGAGGCAACAGAATATAGAATTAAGCAAATCGAACTTGCTGAAGCACAATATTATAAATCATTAATAAACACATTAGATAGAATTGAACGAGAAGTAGTAGCATCTGCTAGTAGATTACCTTTAACTGATGGAAAATTAGTAGAACTGCAATCAGCTATTGCAATCAGGCCACAAATTAAAAACATTTTAGAAAAAGAATATTTAGCATGGTCAGATACTGTTGTTAGAGAGGGTTTTAATAAACAAGCTAAACGAATTGAAAAAGCATTTAAAAGAATTGGTAATATTCCTGTAGAGTTTCAAGAACTTACCAAAGGCGATCTAGCATTAATACAAAATTTAAAGCAACAATATTTTACTCAGTTTAAAGATGTATCAAATACATTCACAAGACGATTATCTGAAAAGGTCTACCAGAATACACTAATAGGAAGTGAATTTGCAACCCTAGAAAAAGAACTTAGACAAACAATCAATGGTATTTATGCTAGTTCAGATGACCCAGAAATAAATAGATTAGTTGATTTTGTTAATGAGAATAAGTTTATAGAGTCTAAAAGTGGTGCTGTAGATAAAGCTATCCAAACTTTACAATCTAAGTTTGCAAGAGACAGGGCTGGAGAGAATATGAAAAAGTATGCTGGTCAGATTTTAAATGATTCTTTGCGTGATTTTGATGCTACTTTGAACTTCAATAAGTCTCAAGATGCTGGTCTAACTTATGTTAAATACTATGGAGATGTAATTCCAACAACTAGGACTATTTGCAGAAATGTAATAAATGGGGTATATGATAGACGAAAAGGTGGACTTTTTACAGTTGATGAAGTCAGAAGATTATGGGCTAATCAAAGTTGGTCAGGTAAGAAATCTGGCGACCCCTTGATTGTTCGTGGTGGTTATAACTGTCGTCATCAATGGTCTTATGTCAATCCTGATTGGTATGACAGCAAAGGCGAACTAATAATATAATATAGGAGAAACAATGTCCGAAGAACAAACAAATGTTGCACAAGAAACTGCAACTGAAACTAAACAAGAAACAATAGAAACAAATACTGAAGTAAAAGCAGAAACTAAATCAAATGTTTTTACTCAAGAACAACTTGATAATATAATCAAATCAAGACTTGAAGCTGAACAAAGAAAATACGAGAAAAGACTTCAAGAAGAAGAAAAGCAAAAAGCTGAAATTCTAAAACAAAAACAATTAGAAGAAGCTAAGACTAAACAAGACTTGGAAAAGATAATGCAAGAAAGATTATCTGAAAAAGAACAAGAATTGTTAAGATATAAAAATCAAATTAAGAAAGAAAAAGTAGATAATTCAATTCTTTCTGTAGCTTCAAACAACCAAGCTATCAATCCATCACAAGTAGTTGCTTTGCTAAAAGACGAAGTTAAGTACACAGATGATGGTCGTATAGAAGTAGTTGATAATAATTCTAATGTACGATATAACGCAAAAGGAGAACTTTTAACAATCGAAGATCGAGTGAAAGAGTTCTTAGACAGCAACCCACATTTCCGTAAAGGGTCTTTGTCAGGTTCAGGAAGCCAGAGTGCTGTCGGTGGTAAAACTGTTAAACCTTTTAATCTACAGGACTTGGACTTAACAAAACCAGAAGATCGTAAAGCCTATGCAGAATATAGGAAGAAACGAGACTCAGGTGCTGTTGAGATTAATTTAAACAAATAAAACTTAATAGGTAATAACAATGGCAAACGAAAGCACAAGTTCTACACTATCAGAACTATACACAGAGATAGTGGCAGAGGCTCAATTCGTAGCATCTGAAAAATCCATCATGAGAAACTTAGTTAAAAACTATGCTATCACAGGTGGTGGTAAAGCAGTTGAAGTTCCTGTTTATGCACAAGTATCAGCATCAGCAGTAGCAGAAGCAACTGACTTATCAAATACAGCGATTGACCCAAGTTCAGTTACTATAACTGCATCTGAAGTTGGTGTTATGACAACTCTAACTGATTTAGCAAGAAACTCTGCACCAAGAAATGTTGCTGGAGATATTGGTAAATTATTTGGGGAAGCATTAGCTAGAAAACAAGACCAAGACTTAACAGCTTTGTTTGATGGCTTTGCAACTGCATTAGGAGATGGTACAGGTGCTATTTCATCTTCTGTAATCTTCAATGCTCTAGCAACTCTAAGAGAAAATGCTCTTAATGTTGATGAGTGTGCAGTAGTATTACACCCTAAAATCGCTTACGATCTAAAAGCTAACTTGACTAATACTTTTGCAAACGCAAATGGTAATGACTTATCAAATGAAGCTCTAAGATCAGGTTTCGTAGGCAGATTAGCTGGTATGAACATATTTGAAACTTCAAATATCGCTAATACTGGTACTGCTGGAGACTACAAAGGTGGTGCTATGCACAAAGATGCACTTGCAATCGCTATGATGGAAGATGTTAAAATCGAAACTCAAAGAGATGCGTCTCTAAGAGCAGACGAAATTGTAGCTACATCTGTATATGGTGTTGGAGAAATCCATGACTCATATGGTGTAGAATTACACTACGATTCATCTATCCAATAATAGGATATTTAGTGGGGGCTAGAAATAGCCCCTACTTCTAACAAGGAGAAACAATGGTAAAAATAATTGAAAATAAACAAACTATAAAATTACAAAGAGGGAATAAAATTATCGAAAGAAGTATTAAAGAATATCAAGACAACAAAGCTAAATGGGATTTTAGAGGTTTTAAAGTTGTTAAAGATGTTGTAAAAGAAACAAAGGTGGAACAACCTAAAAAGAAAAAAGTAGTAAGGAAGAAAAAAAATGTACAAGTGGATTTGGAAACAGATAAGAAAGAATTGGAAATGGCTGTACAGAAAGACATGGAATAATCTTCTGTTTATAGCACCTATCGTAACTATAATTCTTTTTTTAATCTATTGGGGTAAATAATGGCTAATTATACTGGTGCAGATGTAATAACTGCAAGTGATGTAACTAAATATCAGCCTGATGCTTTTGAATTTGGTATTGCATCAACAGATACTGAAGCAGTTAATTTCTTTGCTCAAACTACAAACGATATTTTTAGACAGTTAAGAATCGAATGGTGGCCTGTATATAAAACAAATATCTTTACAGATATTACAGTTCTAAACACAGCAGAAATGGTTAATACAAAAGTTAATTTAGATCAGTTTGAACGGGCTGGTGTTTATCTATTTCTTGGCAGATTCTTTTTACCAGCATTAAGCAAATTTAGACCAGAAACAGAAAAAGATAGATTTGAAAGAATGGCAGAATACTACATGAGCCAATATAATATGGAATGGAGAATGATATTAGAAGATGGTGTTGAATATGATGTAGACTCCGATCAAACTATTTCTGTTAATGAGAGAGAACCTTTACATGGATTTAGAAGATTGGTCAGATAATGGCATTAGAGTTAAAGATTAAAACTAATGCAGATTTCATTCAAAAAAGATACGCAAGAATACAAAGAAAATTTAAAAGCATAATAGAAAAAGGAATACTACAAGCTGGTTTCCAATTATTAGATATTATTAGAACTAAAACTGCAAAAGGTATTGATTTTAGAGATAGACCATTTGTTCCTTATTCTGCTGGTTATTTAAAAAAATTACAAAGAGAGGGAAAAGCAACTAAAGTAGATTTATTTTATTCTGGTCGAATGTTAGGTGCATTAACTCCATCTGGTAGAACTATTAGAAAAACAGGAACTAACAAAGTTAGT